GGAGGAAGGAGAGGAACATATTTGGATCTCCATAACGAACAATCTTTTCTTTACCATCTTTACAAGCCTTAACAACGAACTTTTTAGAACCGCCGGAAGTACGACGAGGGCTGTTACACTTCATACGATCTTTATCAACCTTTTCAGCGTCTTCATCATACGACTCTTCATCCTCCACCTTAACACAATTATCTACAGTCTTACTGCCTTTTTTCTTAGTACCTACCCTTCTGTAACCCTTCCAACAAGCTTTACCATCTACACCCTTCTGCTTTTCTTCATCTTCCGGGTCATTTGGGTTATTATAAGTAGGGTCTGACCTATACTTAGGACCTCCACGACCATCTGCACCTGCATCCCCCTTTCTCAACTCACCCGCTGAGTTATAATGCTTACCCTTCGGCGCCTCTTTAGCTTCTAAAATTTGCTTTACTAACTTATCGAATTGCATGACATTATTTATTTTTGACAGTGATAATTTAAATACCTTTGAAGTGCCTTTGCATAATGCGTACCTTTATCCTTTAGCTTACTCTTTGCTCCCCTCACTTTACTACAAGATAGCTCCCCTAATCTCTTTTTTAAAATACCAGGCTTAACAGGCTTATGAACATCCTCAGCATTTTCTTCCCCAGTTAAATAACTAACGCCTTTTTTATTTTTTTTTCTTTTTTTACCAACCGATCCCTTGCGTGTTTGAACCTTACCAGTTGGCGTTGGGTTTCTACCAGATCCAGGAGCGTACCAATCTGATGAATCTATTTCACCTGTTCCGGGATTAAACCCACTATCGCCCCCTCCAAGAGAGGCTCCTGATGTTATATCCTCTTTAAGTAACTTTAAAAATAATCTCTCAAATCTACCGGTTGATTCCATTGTAAGTATATTTATAATATAAAGATGGAATTGCTAAGAAAGTATATCGATGAAATTGGACAGGACTTAGTACTCGATGACTTTAACCTTAAGGAAGCTCAAATGAGACTACCGGCCCGTAAGCATTTCTGGGTGGCAAGATTAATGGACGCAAAAATTAAACGTAATTCTTTAATCAGTGAAAAGAAAAAGATTAAAAAAGAACTAGTAAAGAAAGTTATTACAGACTCCCCGGTACGAATAAGTCAATCTGCTGCTGACTCTGCAGCAGAAAAACATGAATCAATAAACTCACTTAATATAGGCATTGCTGAACAAGACGCAATAATTGAATACCTTGAAAAGGTGGAAAAGATACTCAGTAATATGCATTGGGAGATCAAAAATATTATTGAAATCAATAAAATGGAGCAACTTTGATGCTGACGTTTGACTATAACACAAGTAACCGTAAGATTCAGATTAGAACTGAAGATAAGGACTTATTTGACCGGTTAAGAGAGCACTTTAGTGTAGAAAATGAAGGCGCTAGATTTGCTAGATATAGAGGCCGCTTTGCTGCAAGAAGAAAATATGCAATAACAGGCCTGGGAGCATGCGAAGTTGGGCTATATTGGGAGATAAGACAGTATCTTATTAAACAACAGGTTAAAATAGATATTGAAATAACAGATAAATTACAAAAGATATTAAACATAGGAAAGGATACTAGTTTATACAAGGACTTTACGTTCGATTTAAGAGAATATCAAGAAGATGTCATTAAAAAGGCACTTAAACTAGGTAGAGGAACATGTGTTTTAGGTACAGGCGCCGGAAAAACGTTTACTACAGCAGCTCTCATTGAAAATTACTTTCAAGACTGTACAGATAAAGACACATTTAAGTGTGTTGTGTTAGTACCAGACCTCGGATTAGTGTCTCAAACGTATGATGAGTTCTTAAATTGCGGTACTACGTTTAAATTAACTAAATGGACTGGTAAAATAAAGCCAGACTTAACAGCCAACGTAATAATCTGCAATATAGGTATAGTTCAGAGCCAATTTGACAATAATGATTGGTTAAAATATGTAGATCTACTAATAGTCGATGAGTGTCATAAAATAAAAGCAACAAATAAGATTAGTAAAATTGTCTCTAAGATAAGAACATTGAACAAATACGGTTTTACAGGTACTCTACCTGAAAATAACCTCGATAAATGGTCTATTATAGGTAAACTAGGCCCTGTTATATATGAAAAGTCGAGTTATGAGTTAAGATTAGAGGATTATTTAGCGAATGTTAATGTAAAGGTGCTAAATCTTGAGTATAACACACCTCCAAGGTATCTTTCTGATAATGCATATAAAGAAGAGCTGGATTTTATATATGAAAGTGATTTTCGTAACACTTTTTTAACTAAATTGTGTGGTAAATTAGAAAATAACACTCTTATACTTGTTAATCACATCGCTCAAGGTGTAATTCTATCAGAATACCTTACTCAATGTGTAAATAAACAAATTTACTTTATTAGAGGTGAAGTAGAAGTAGAGACCCGTGATGACATAAAGAAAATAATGGAGAAAGATAATAATGTTATATGTGTAGCAATGAGTTCTATCTTTTCTACAGGGGTTAACATCAAAAATCTACATAATATTATATTTGCTGCAGGAGGAAAGTCGTTTATTAGAACAGTTCAGTCAGTTGGACGTGGATTACGAAAACACGCTTCAAAAAACAAGCTAGTTATATTTGATATATGTGATCGACTGAGATACGGTATAAGACACTGCGAAAAGCGTAAAGAAATTTACGATACTGAGAAGATAAAGTATAGTGAAACTAATATTGTTGAAAAATGAACCTTTTATATTATAATTTAACAAATGGCCGGAAAAGAAAAAAAACCGAAAGGTAAAGCGAAAGAAAAGAAAGCATATTATATTGAACCGAAAGTCTTTAAAGCATCGCTACAAAAATATTACGATACAGATATTTTAACAGATGATTTAGCAGAAAATATTAAAAAAATTGCTTATGGGTTAAGTTATAATGGATCGTTTATCAATTACACTTATAAAGATGATATGATAGGCGATGCATTAATAAAAATGTATTCTGCACTTAAACATAAAAAGTTTAACTTCGATAAAGCAACAAATCCATTCTCTTATTTTACAACTATTGCATATCATGCATTTATTAATAGAATAAAGAAGGAAAAGAAACATCATGAAGCTGTTACAAAGTATAGAGAACGTGTATATGAAGATTATATGTCTAATCCGGACAATACCCACGGACACGTGTATGTAAAACCACCCGACGAGGAAAATTCTTTTGAAGATTAATAAGCCTAGAGTTGCTATTTTTTCAGATCTTCACTTAGGAGTACATTCCAATAGTTCAGATTGGCATAATTATGCAGTCGAATGGACGCATTGGTTTAAGGACGAGTGTAAGAAAAAAAATATCAAAGATATAATCTTTTGTGGTGATTGGCATCACAACAGAAGCGAGATATCAGTTAATACGCTGCAGATATCTGCAGATATTTTAGATATTTTATGTGACTTTAACATTATTGCTATTACGGGTAATCATGACATCTATTATAAACATAGAACCGACGTTAATTCGTTATCAATATTTAAAAAACGTAAAAATGTTACTATATTAGATACATTTGATACGATTGAAGCCTTTGATCGTACTATTACCTTCTGCCCTTGGAATACAAATATAAAAGAAGTACCTGAAAGTGACGTTATCTTTGGTCATTTTGAGATAGAAACTTTCAAGATGAACTCTTATAAGGTTTGTGAGGAAGGTCTTAAGGTTAAAGACTTACTTAAAAAGAGTTCGTTAATAATTTCCGGACATTTTCATACAAGACACGAAAAAAAGTTTGGTAGAGGAACTATACTGTATGTTGGAAACCCGTTTCAAATGGATTTTGGTGATGCTGGAAATCAAAAAGGTTATTATGTTTTAGATTTTGATACTTTAGAGTATACGTTTACACCAAATAATATATCACCGTCATATAAAAAGGTGTCTCTTAGCGAGCTAGTAAGAGAAGGTAATATTACAAAAAATATAATTAATAAATTTGCTGGTAATATCGCTCGGTTAAAGGTTGATATGAACATATCACAGGCAGATATGGATATTTTGCTTAAAAAATTAGGTCTACTCAAGCCAGAGGTGTTAACTGTCGACTATGATATAAATTTTAATCGATTAATTGATGATACAGATAATAAAGAAGACTTATCTGGTATTGACATACCTCAAGCAATAGAAGAGTTTGTAAATCTCCTTGAAATTAAGAACAAAAAGGAGATAATTAAATACACGCTTGGTTTATATGAAAAAAGTAAACTTTAATAAACTCAGTATAGTAAATTTTTTGTCTGTAGGAGAAGAGCCCGTTACAATAGAGTTTAGTAAAGGTCTTCATGTTATTACAGGTAAAAATAAAGACAAACCTGATCGTAGAAATGCTATTGGTAAAAGTACTATAGCAGATGCTTTATATTTTGCTATTTTTGGAGAAACGTTACGTGAGCTGAAAAAGGATCTTATACCTAATAACCTCACCAACGGAAAAACCCATGTTGAATTAGACTTTGAGTTAGATTCCCCTAGAGGTAAGAACAACTATAAAATAATTCGCACACTATCACCATCAAAAGTCTTTATTTTTAAAGACGGGGTCGACAGAACTAGAGATAGCATTAAGAATACCACTGCATATATTAATAGAGTACTAAGTGCTTCACCATCGATTTTTCAAAATTGTGTCATTATGACAGTCAATAACGCTGTTCCTTTTATGGCAAAAAATAAAATTGAAAAGCGAAAGTTTATCGAAGATATTTTTGGTATGGAAATTTTTAGTACAATGCTTACCGCTCTACGCAATGAGTATAATGAAATATCACGAGAGCACGATACACAGCTAACTAAATTAGAAGAGATTGAAAAGGCTTACAAAAATTATGAAGATCAAAAGCAACGAATTCTCCAAACTAGAAAAGAAAAGAAGCAAAAATACCTTACACGTCAAAAAGATAATACCCAAGAAAAAGAAAAACTCAAAAAAGAACTTGAAAACGTCGAAGAAATAAACGCAGGTAAAATTAAAAGTCAAATATTAGCTTTAGAAGACGCCGCTCAAGATCAAGATATAAAGATTGAAACAAATTTAGAGGCAGTAGCTCGTAATAAAGCTTTAGCATCTACAAGGAAGGAAAATTATAAGAAGATGGGTACTGATGAAGACAAATGCCCGGTATGTCTTCGAAGTGTAGAAGAACACGATGCCGATCTTATAGCTAAAGAAAAGGAAAAGCTTAAAGAAAGTATTCATGAAGCAATAGAACAAATTAAGTTTCTTTCTAATGGGCTAAAGGAACTAAAAGTAAGAAAAGAAAGATTTTTAAAAGCAATAAATGAATGCCGTAATAAAATATCAGAAGCTAGACTGCAAGAACAAAATAAAAAGAATATCGAGCAACGGTTACAGCAGCTAAATAAGTGGCAGGAAGAACTAAAGGGGGATTTGGAGGCTATTGAATCTACAGATACGGATTTTGATACGTTAATTATTGAAACAAAAAAGCGTGTAGATAAACTCGAGAAAAAGGTTAAGAAGTTTAGAAAGGAATTAGCTAAGTTAGATATTGTAAAGTACGTTGTTTCAGAAGAAGGAGTGAAGTCTTATATTGTTAATAAATTGTTAGAACTTTTAAATAGTAAATTGTTACACTATCTCAAAAGACTAGATTCCAATTCAATTTGTATCTTCAATGAATACTTTGAAGAAGAAATTTTAAATGAAAAAAATAAAGTATGTTCGTATTTTAACTTTTCTGGTGCTGAAAGAAAGTCTATTGACCTGGCATGTCTGTTTACGTTTTCAGATATAAGAAGGTTACAAGGGGGTGTACAATACAATATTGCAATCTACGATGAGCTGTTTGATTCATCTTTCGATGAAAAGGGTATTGAGCTAATTACACACATCTTACAAGATAGGGTTGAAGAGCTTGATGAATGTTCCATAGTTATTTCACACCGTAAAGAATCTATTAAAGCGGTAACAGGGGATGTAATATACCTAGAAAAGGAAAACGGTATTACACGTAGACTAGATTATATGGAACTTTAACCTATATAAATAAGATGATCTCTCCGACACCATATCCACAACCATTTGCGTCGCCGTTGGGTGTTAATGTTCCGCAAGCTCACAAGCCGGTAACACATGATCCACCACAGCCTAAGGAAGCAACACTTCCACGTTATGTAAACTATTTAGCTGATTATTCCGGTTGTGGTCATTGGCGTGTATTATGGCCGGAAGCAGTTATTAATGCTAGGGGAGATGGTATGTCTCAATCAACAACTGCAATGGTTACAGACCCTCGGTGGTATACTGGCGTTAAGTGTGTTAAGGTACAGAGACAGGCATCCTCACATCAAAAAGAGTTTATAAAGTTCTTAAAAAAGGTACAACAAGAACACGATTTTAAAATTATATACGAGGTCGATGATGTTGTATTTAGAGAGGTCATTCCAGATTATAATAAGTTTAAGTTTGCTTTTGATACAGAAGAGGTCCGGCAAAATTGCATTGATATTATTAATTTGGTAGATGAAGTTACAGTAACTTGCGACTTTATGAGAAAATTATATCAAGAAAAGACAGGGCAAGAAAAAATTACAGTGATACCTAACTTTGTTCCAAATAGCTGGATGGGTCAGCTTTTTAATCCACGTAAGATTGAACACGCGTATGAAGCTAATAAGCGTAAACCTCGTATCTTGTATACAGGGTCCGGAGCGCATTATGATGTAGATAATAAAACCGGGGGGGAAGATGATATGGCAGGGGTACGAGATTTTATTAGAGACACGGTTGATAAATACCAATGGATTTTTGTCGGGGCTTTCCCTCCACAATTACATGATCTAGTTATGCAAAAGAAGATCGAATTCTATCCTTGGCAGCCCCTGCTTAGATACCCATATTTTATAGCTGGACTTGATGCTCAGCTTATGGTTGCACCATTACAAGTTAATGATTTTAATAGAGCAAAATCAGATATTAAATTTATTGAAGCTTGTGTTTTAGGTATACCTTGCTTATGCCAAGATATGGAAACATATCATACAGCTCCTACTAATCTTCGTTTTAGTACTGTTGAGGAGTTTGAAGATAAGATTAAAAAAGTACTCAACTATAAAAAGAAAAATAAGTATTTTCAAAATGTTCATAAGCTTAGGGACATTGGTCAAAGAAGAATTTTAGAGCTTGATCATAATGTAGGCGCACACTTAGAGGCTCTTAATACACCATATGGTAGTTCCGAAAGAGAGTTTCTTAAAAAGTGGAATTAGGAACTATACTACTATAATAGTGGTAGATGTCATATCGTAATGTTGTATATAACGGTCGTAACCGTTGCGTTAATTTATTTACCTGGGATGAAGACGGTAAACGTATAATGCATGAGTGCTCGTTTGAGCCCTATCTATACCTTGAACACGCTGCTGGTGAAAAAACCTCCATTTATGGGACAAAAGTTAAAAAGCGTAAATTTAATACGAGTTATGATAGATCACGTTTTGTACGGGAGTCTAATGTAAAGAGGGTTTTTGAAAATATGCCCCCTGTGCAGCAGTTTTTGCTCGATCTATACTGGGAAGAAAACGAGACACCCGAGTTTAGTACTCATCCCCTAAAAACATGTTTGTTAGATATTGAGACTTATTCACCAGATTCGTTTCCTAATCCCGAAGACCCCACTCACATAGTAAACGTTATTACATGCTATGATAATTTTAGTAAGAAGTTTCACACCTTTGGCATTAAACCTTACACAGGTAAAGGGACCAAAAATCTAAATTACGTTCACTGTAAAGACGAGCGTGAAATGTTTGTTAAATTTATCGAATATATAGAAAGCGATTACCCGGATATTTTAAGTGGTTGGAACTCTGAGTTTTTTGATATTCCTTATATTATTAACCGAATTGAACGTATACTGGGTCAAGAATACGTAGATCGGTTATCACCACTCGGTAGAGTTCACTTTAGAGCGGTTAAAGGTAAATTTGGTAGAGATCTTAAAAGATACTATATTGATGGCATTGCATGCTTAGATTATCTTGATGTATACAAGCGGTTTTGTTTAAAATTACGTGAATCGTATAAGCTGGATGCAATTGGTGAAGTCGAATTAGGGCAACGAAAAATTGATTACGGTGATACAAATCTAGCAACCTTATCTGATGAAGACTGGGACACGTTTATTGATTATAACATTCAAGACGTTAATCTCCTTGTCAGGTTAGAAGAAAAACTTCAATACGTTCCTTTGCTAAGAACGCTTTCGTATGTTGGTTTAACAACATTAGAAGGTGCGATGGGAACCATTCAAGGCATTAACGGTGCACTTTGTATTAAAGCTAGGCATCGAGGTGAAGTTATTTCAACGTTTTTGCGAAACGCGGATACAGGCAAAAACCCGGGAGCATATGTTGCTGAGCCTAAGAACGGTTTTAAAAATCATATTGTATCGTTTGATGCAAATTCACTATATCCTAATGTGATGATATCGCTCAATACTTCACCTGAAACAAAAATAGGTAAGGTAGAGACAACAACTGATAATAAAATTATAATTCGACACGTGACTGGTAAAGTGTTTGAACTTGATAGGCCGGCCTTTGCGAAGTTTATTAAAGACGAACAATGCGCGCTATCTAAAGCCGGTGTATTATTTACACAAAAAAAGAAAGGAATTATACCTGAGTTTTTAGAACATTACTATAATCAACGCGTAAAAATTAAGAAAGATCTTTTTAAAGCTAAAACTAAACTTAAAAAACTTAAAAAAGGTTCAGATGAATACACTGCGGCGAAGTATGAGGTTGAAAGGTTAAACACATCGCAGATGGTTATAAAAATTCTTATTAATTCATGTTACGGGTATATGGGTAATAAGAACGCTCCTATTGGGGACGATGATATTGCATCTTCAGTCACGTTAACCGGCCAAGCGGTTATTAAATATTCAAATGAACTTATCAAGGAATTTATTAAAAAAGAAATACCTGGTATCTCTGATAAAGAACTTGAAGATTGTATTGTTTATAACGATACGGACTCGTCATATGTTTCTATTACTCCTCTTGTTAGCAAGGGCTTAAAATTTCTTGATGGGGATGACGTTCATCAAGACACTCATGACAAAATTCAAGAAATTGAAGATTATTTAAATAAAGGTGTACATGATTGGGCAAAGAAATCTCTTTTATCAAAGGATAGTAGATTTGTATTTAAACGTGAGTGTATAGCAGATGTAGGCGTATTTTTGCAAAAGAAGAGATATGTAATGCATATCCTGGATGACGAAGGAATTAAAGAGAATAAGTTTAAGTACACTGGTGTAGAGGTAGTACGTACAACTATGCCAAATGCTATTAAACCGTATGCGAAAGAGATTATTGAAACTATGTTAAGCACGCAGTCCTTAACTAAGACAAATAAGGTACTTAATGAAACGTATGATATCTTTAAGGAACTAAGCCCGGAAGAACTTGCATTTGTTATGGGTGTAAAGGGGTACGAAAAATATGCTGTATCTTGTAATGAATTTAATACAGTTAAAGGCATGCCTATACATGTTAAGTCTGCATATTTTTATAATCTGCTTCTTGACAGGCTAAACACAGGTAACAAATATGAGTCGCTTGGGTCGGGAGATAAGGTTAGGTATATGTATGTGGAGACACCAAATAAGTATGGGTTAGATAGTATTGGTTTTAAGTATGATTACCCTGCTGAGTTTAAAGATACTTTCAAAGTAAATTATGATAAGATGTTTGAAAAAATCTTGTTTCAAGGTATAGAGCGTTTTTATGATTGTGTTGGCTGGAAAATTAGAAAGCCCGCTGAAAATGTACAGGTTGAATTATTTGACCTGTTTAGTAAATAGACTTATGGCATTACAACCTGGCGGATATACTGATAGACCACAAGACGATAACACTAAAAACGCCCACCCGGCTTATAATAGAGGTAAGGCTCGTGGTATTTTGGAGACTTTAGCTATTATAAGACATATTATTACAGGTCAAGATAATGGTTCTGGAGCAATTAATTCTAGTGAAATTGAAAAAATCCGCCGAGCTGTTTTTCTTATGAGAGATACACTTGCACATGCTTCAGATAAATCTACATACCTATCAAAGCAGGCTAAAGAAGCTCTCGATGAAGCAACAAAATTAGCTAACTCGTTAACTTTCCAATAAAAATAAGTGGACTATTAAAAAATTTAATTAAAATATTATTATGGCAGATAAACCAACAGAAACAGAAAAACCAATTAAGACTATAGTTGATCATATCGGGCGTACCGTTGTAGGTAAACTTGTAAAGGAAACTAAAGACCAACTTACACTTTTTAATCCTGTAATTATTCACGTCCAGCCAGATCCGCAATCTGGACAACTTCAAGTGCAATCTTTTCCTTATATTTTTATGGAATTTCTTAAAGATAAAGATAACAACAACTGGACATTTACAAAATCAGCAATTAGTACTTCAGATGTTGAGCTCGATGAGCGTATTATTCAGCAGTATGATAATATTAACAACCCGGCTCCACCTATTCAAGAAGGAGCTAGTCAAGACGAGCCGGAAGTTATCAAATTGTTTGATGACGAAGGAGAGTAATCACTCCTAAAACCGATAGAGTGTAATAAATAATTTTACTATGAAACTAACTAAATACACACACAACCCAATCGCAGAAATTGAAAGAGCCTTTGATGGTTTTTTCAATCTGACACCGGTCTTCCACCAGTTGGAAGAAGTATATAAAACAGGAGATCAAGTTCGATTTTCTTCGGATGAAAACGCACTAGGTGTTCAAATTGAT